CTAATACTGCACTAGTAACAGCAGGTATTACAGCCAGTGTTGTAAACAGCCGTCTTGCAATATTCTACACAGGAGAATCAGGCGATGTTGTTGAACTATACGGCGACGATGCAACATTTACATTGTTGGGAATATCACAAGGTGACTATTATGCACCAAAGTTAGAAATTTCTCCACACACATCGATTCCAGAATTTAAAACAACAGATTCTAACCCACGTCCTACTGGATCTACATGGGTTAAAACTACTACACCAAATCTAGGTGCCAATTGGAGTGTTAAGCGTTACAGCTCAGACACTGCATCATGGACTACTATACCAGCTTCAATTTATGCAACAAATACAGCAGCAATTTATGGTTTAGATAGCACAGGTGGTGGTGCAAACCTAATCGAAGGCCAGCTATACATTCAAAGCAACGTTGCCGAAGATGCAGATAAGCTTGCAACATTTAAAATTTTTAGAAGAAACGGCTCAGGTGCTACTTCTATTACCAGTGCAAGAATTACTGCTTCGTCATTCCCAGCTGGAACACATACATTTAGTTTAACAGAAACACTTGCTGGTGAATCAACTACTGCAACTATGACTGTTTCTTTTGTTGCAACTGGTGCTACTAGTGACGCAGACGTTCTTGCTAATGCTATCAATGCAAAAGGCTTTACACACATTAATGCAAGTGTTAATTCACAAAACAAAGTTGTAATATCTCATACCGCTGGCGGCGACATGCGTTTTGTTGATACTAGCGGAGTTGTTGATAACATCTTTGCTCCATTTGTTTCAACAGATCCTACAACTACAACTAACTTCTATTATGCTCCAGGCACAGATGTAAGTACTTCACCAAAAGAGTTTATAGCTACACTTTGGAAAGTATTAACATACTCTGCACAAACTACAGAACCAACTACTACTCCAGCTCAAGATGCGTTGTGGTATAGCAGTGTTATCGACGAAGTCGATATTCTATACCACAATGGAACAACTTGGGTAGGATACAGAGATAACGCAACTGGATTCCCTAACACTGATCCGAATGGTCCAATTGTTGCAGCAGCAGAACCAACTGAGCAATCAGATGGCAGTGCTCTTGTAACTAACGATTTATGGATTTCTACAGCTGATATAGAAAATTATCCTACTGTTTATCGTTACAACGCACTAACTTCTAAGTGGTCGCTTGTTGATAAAACTGACCAAACAACCGAAAATGGCATGTTGTTTGCTGATGCTCGTTGGAGTACTGCTGGCAGCAGCGAAAATGCTAGTGACATTGTTGACTTGCTTGAAAGCAACTATCTTGATGCTGATGCACCAGATCCTGCACTATATCCAAAAGGAATGCTGTTGTGGAACTTGCGTCGTAGCGGATTTAATGTAAAGCGTTTCGAAAGAAACTATGTTGATCCAGAAGGCATTAATACTAGATTCGGTGACGAAGCAATGACTAATTATTATCCACACCGTTGGGTTACTGAGTCAGCTAACAACGTTGACGGTTCTGGATCGTTTGGACGTAATGCTCAACGCAAAGTAGTAGTTCAGTCATTACAAGCAAGCGTAAATAGCAACGAAGACATACGTGACGACGAATCAAGAATCTTTAACTTAATTGCAGCACCTGGTTATCCAGAACTCATTGGCGAAATGATTAGCCTAAATTATGATAGAGGTTTAACTGCATTTGTTGTAGGTGACTCGCCTATGAGACTGCAACCAAACACTACTTCTATCAACAACTGGGCTAACAACGTAGCATTAGCAGTTGAAGACAACGATTTAGGACTTGTAAGCAGAGACGAATATTTAGGTGTTTATTATCCTGCAGGATATACCAGTGATAATGCTGGTAACAACATTGTTGTTCCACCAAGTCATATGGCATTGCGTGTAATTGCACTTAACGACCAAGTTGCATATCCGTGGTTTGCTCCAGCTGGAACACGTCGCGGTGGTATAACCAATGCATCAGCAGTTGGATATATTAGTTCTGAAGGCGAATTTGTAAGCATTAGTCTTAACGAAGGCCAAAGAGATACACTATACCAAGCAAATGTTAACCCAATAACATTCTTAAATGGTGCTGGATTGGTTATATTTGGTCAAAAGACTCGTGCAAGAAATGCCAGTGCTCTAGATAGAATCAACGTTGCAAGACTTGTAATTTATCTACGTAGCCAACTTAAGAAACTTGCAAAGCCATATATCTTCGAACCTAATGACAAGATTACTCGAGACGAAATTAAACAACAAGTCGAGAGCTTAATGGTCGAACTCATTGGACTAAGAGCTATATATGACTATCTAGTTGTATGTGACGAAACAAATAATACTCCGGCAAGAATCGATAGAAACGAACTTTATGTTGATATTGCTATCGAACCGGTTAAAGCAATAGAATTTATTTATATTCCGTTGCGATTGAAAAATACAGGGGAAATTGCAGGTCTATAAAATTGTAGGGGTCTTTTAAAGGCCCCTACAATTGATAAATACTTGTAATAAGGAGTTAATAATATATGGCAATCTCATCATTAACAAAACTAACAGTACCATTAGCAACTAACGACAGTGCATCAGCACAAGGCTTGCTAATGCCTAAACTACAATATCGTTTTCGTGTAACACTTGAAAATTTTGGTGTTAGTACTCCGACTACTGAATTAACAAAACAAGTTGTAGACGTAACTAGACCAAACTTGACATTTGAAAACATGGAAGTTCATGTTTACAACTCAAAAGTAAACTTAGCTGGTAAGCACACCTGGAACCCAATCACTCTTAACTTGAGAGAAGATGTCAACAACAACGTTCAAAAACTTGTTGGTGAACAACTACAAAAGCAGTTTGATTTTATGGAACAAGCAAGTGCAGCATCAGGTTCGGATTACAAGTTTTTAACTCGTATTGAAATCCTAGACGGCGGCAACGGTGCTTTTACTCCAACTGTTCTTGAAACATGGGAAGCGTATGGTTGCTATCTAACAGAAGCAAACTACAATACTCTTGCATATGAAACTAGTGCACCGGTAACTGTTACTCTTAACATTCAATATGATAATGCAGTTCAATTTAATGGAGCAACTGGATCTGGCCCAGATCGCGGACTTGGTGCAAACGTAGGACGTACACTAGGTACAAACGCAACTGGCGCAGGTGCTTAATACATAGAGTAAGATTGCCAACAAAAAGGGAGATTAATTTCTCCCTTTTTTCTTTATAATAGTGTTTTTTAAATTAGATAAATATTTGTATGGCATTTTTCGGATATTACGATAACTTTAGTTCTTATGGCAGCCAAAAAGGAAACTTAGGCGATTACAGTCACGCATCTAAGTTGTATCGTGCTAATAATATGTTATTGGCACCTAAAGTTAAATTTTTATTTCATGTTGTTTTTAACATAAATCCTTTTGTAAGTACATTAGGAATTGACCGAAGTGAAGTAAACCTTTTAGCTAAAAGTGCCGATTTACCTAAGTTTAGAACACAAACCGAAACATTAAATCAGTACAATAGAAAAAAAGTTTTACATACAACAGTACAATATCAGCCAACTGTTATCGAGTTTCACGATGATAACAAAGGTGTAACAACCAAGCTTTGGCAATCATATTTTAATTATTACTATCAAGATAGCAGATATAGCACAGTATCGGGATCTTCGCCAAGTATAACAGAAACTGCATATCGTCGAACTGTTAACGGTTTAAACACAGCTTACGGTTCGCCGGATATACAAACTTTTAGATACGGGCTTGATGCACACGGAAAAATTTATAACTTTTTTACAAGTATACAAATATTTCAATTACATCCAAAAAATACTGTTCCTACTTTTACATCGTTTACGTTAATCAATCCGTTAATAGATTCATTTGAACACGATAGCATGAATTACGGCGAAAGTGAATTCACAACAAATAGACTATCGATTTCGTTTGAATCTGTGCAATATGCAGAAGGCCCGATTTCTTTAGGAATTTCACCTACAAACTTTGGCGAGCCAACACATTACGATTTAGCTAAAAGTTCTTTAAATAACCCGTTTGTTAATACAAATATTAATAGTAGAATTGTTGAACCTAAAAAAACAAGTTCGGCTATGGCATTGTCAACAATTGAAAATCTTTCAAAACCGGCAACTGTTCCTACACCGCAAACAGTTGTTACTACGACACAATTAGGAAATATAGCATTTCCGACACAAAGTTCTGCAAGCAATACAACAATTGCTTCACAAAAAAGTTTTTAAGGTAAAAATATGTCTTCAGTTACAACTACAAACACTGTTACAGATAGTAACAAAAATACTAGATTATTTTTTGATAGATTTTTCCAAAAAGAAATTGCCTATCCAAGCAATCAAGTTGACGCAGTAATTGGATTTTTTAAAAATAGAGGATTCGAAGAATCAGCAGCAATAAGTATAGGCACAGTTCTTTTACAAGAAGCTAAGATTGACAACGTTAATGTTCTTGAATTATTAGATAC